TGATATAAACATTTGGAAATAGTATCTTTATTTTTAAAATATGGAATAACAATGCTTATCTTTGGCTTCATTCAATTTTTACCTTTCCGATATTATTTTCGTTTTCTTCATCTTCTTTTAACGGAAAATCAATTACTTCACCTAATATTTCTAAAATATTATATTTTGCTAAATTACTAAAACTTTCCGTTTTATAAATAAAATCTTTTAGAAATTTTAATTCATCTTCATTAATATCAATCTCTTCGTTGGCTGTTAGCTGTAAAGCTATTTTCATGGCAATAATAGGTTGATCTGTAATTGCCTTAGCTAATCTTTCAGCTAGTTCTTCAGCTATATAAATAGGCATATATTCACCATCTAACCCTATAAACATTTTGTCTTTAAAGCTAAAAATCATGCGATAAAATCCCTGGCAACCAAAATCATTTGGCGTTCTACTTCCTTTGTAATTATATTCTCGAAATATGCTGATAAGTCTTTTGTTATGGGGTGGTAATAATTGAAAGTCGTATTTGAGGTTTTTCGGAACGGATAGCTTATTCTATAGCCTTTTTTATCTAGTTTAGTATAAACCGCTATACCGCCAAAAAATAAATTTTCATTGATTACTAAAGAAACAAAACCAATTAATCCTTTGATAGGTTTTATATGAGTGAAATATATTTCGGTTATTTTATAGGTATCTTCTAATTTATTTTCCATTTTTCTTTACTTTTTTAAAAATTAAATTTCCCCCTCTATTATAACCCGAGGGGGTAGGGGTTTCAAAACTATTTCTATACTTGTTCGGTAGATAACAACCAAAGCCCAGCTGATTTATTAAGAATTTTACCAACGTTTGTAATGCTAAACGCCGCTTGTTTCTTTTTATTTGTTGGGTCATTAGTTGACTGTGGGCCTGATTCTTTAAGGAATAGTTTAAATCCTTTAGAACCATACTCAGAGATATTAACGCAACCATAAGCGTCTTGTCCAAATAACAAAGAACAAAATAACACTCCGGACGCAGTGCTTAAAGTATCTCCAGATAGAGGGAATCTATAAGCTAAGGTTGTGGTATAAACCTGAGCTCCGCCAACAATACCTAGTTGAGAAGGTGTTTTTCTCATTGGCTCAGATGATGTTGGGGAAATCCAGCCTTTTAGTCCTCCGGCCGCTGTGGTTACATTATAGGCCGCAGTTGGGTGGGTAATAAGGATATATTTACCAGTCCCATTAACAGGCGGAACGTCTTTTCCTTCCAGAACTGAAACGCCATGCATAATGCTTCTAACGGTCAAACCAGATTTAGCGAAAGAGCTTACTAACGCCGATTGTGCAATACGTTTTTTATCGTGGTACATTGAAAATCTGTCATTTGCGGCCGTTCCATCATGTGACCAGACCCTTGCGGTAATACCGGTTGAATGCAATGTTCCGCCATCGATTGCCATATTAGCAAAATCCAATGAGCTTGCATTAGCAACGTCTGCAACCATCATACCAATATCATTACGGATCATAACATCAAGGGTTTTAACTGCGGCCTGTTTAATATTTTCGTAGGCTCTTTCCATAATGTTATTGCGAGCAGTAATAGCTAGGTATCGGCTAAGTTGTACGTAACCATCTCTTTCGTGCAAAGTTGCGGTTACAACGCTAGCTGATTGGTAAAGCTGTTGTGCGGTGAACTGATCGCTATCATCGCCAGCAAGATATGGGATTTTTTTGAAGAAATCGAAATTAATCGTTTTCCCTTGGTAGTTTGGCATGTCTGCCATAACTGGGGCTAATGAATAATAAAATGTTTGTGGTTCAAATTCTTTGAAGAAACGTTTTGAATAATACGTTCCAACAATGGCCGTATTAGCGGCATGACTTGACTGTTGATCTGTCATTTTGGTTCAACTCCTGTTTTATGTGTTATAAGCCTGAACGGCTTTTTCTGGATTTTTGCTTGCCCATTCCAAGTATTCATCGGGTGTCATTTCAACTACACTTTTATTGACCGATAAAGTAGGTGGAACAGAGCTTACAATAGTTTTTGCTTGTAATTTTTGCGTATTATCTTTTTTATTTACTGTATTATTTAAGTTATTATTTACATTTTTATTTGCGTTTTTCAGTTCTAAATATTTAGCTAGAACCCAATTTTTACTATCAAGGGTTTTTTCGGGATTAATTTTTATTTCAGCAATTAAATCTTGTTCATAATTTTGAACAAAATCTAAATCCTTTTTTCTTAATTCTTCGTAGAAATTCTCATTCTCTTGACGGTTACGATCTCGTTCTATTTGCTTTTGACTTCTAGCTAAATCCTCATTTTGCTTTAATTTGTTCTCAATTATTTTTTCAATAACCTGTAAATCTTCTTCAGAATATTTATCTTTTATTTCGTCTGTAAAAGTTTTTACTTGTTTTGTTCTTAGTTCTTCTAATTCTTTTTTAAGCGAGTAGATGTCATTTTGAACTTTAGACACATACTCATTATTATTTTTAACAATATCAATTAATTCTTTTTTAGTTTTACCTTTAAAAGGTTTTAGTAATGGGTCTTCAATTTCTTCTTCTTGCTTTTCTTCGGTTACTTCTTCTTTAGCAACTTCTTCTTTAACTTCTTCTGTTGCTGGTATTTCTTCTTTTAATGGCTCTGGTGTTGCTTCCACTTCATTAATACCAATAACTTTTTCAAGCTCTTCTAAGCTCATTTTGTCATAGTCTTCTTGTGTCATATTTACCTCTTTATTTTAAATTTATTTAAATTAAATATTTACTTCTTTTTCGAACTCTGTTTTCTCTTTATCAATTAAATATTTGTTCATATAAACTTTGTAGGCACCCACAACATCTTTATGCTTAACAATAATTTTAAGGTTATTGATAGCCTCTTCTATGTGCTGGATAGATGATAATTTATATTTAACTTTTAAATCTGCTCTGCTGGTTTGTGTTCCGTCGCTAAAGCCAAACCTATCAATAAGATCATTAACATATATACCGTCAATCTTTTTGCCATTAAGTAATTTATATACTTCCGCTAGGTGTTCGATAGTAACGTTAAAATCTTTAGCGGCTCTTATTTTACATTTTTGAAGAAAGTATTTTTGATATTCCGGCTTTAAAATATCTCTTTCTATAGGCGTTTTAGTAATCTTATTTGGATTAACTAAATCTCTTTCAATTATCAAATCAGATATTTTTTCAAAGTATTTATCAAACGGAAAATCTTCTGCTGTATTTTTTGTATTATCAATTACTTTTGTTTTATTCATACTCCTTTTGGGACTTACTTCTTCAGCTATATCAATTTTTGTTTCTTCATCAATTTTATTTACTATTTTATTTACCATTTAATTACTCCCTTTTTCAAATTTTAGTTTTATTAAATTTATTAGTTCTTTATAAATTTTCCTTTTATTTAGTAATGATTCACAAATTAAATCTTTGTCTAGTTCCAATTCGATATTTTCACTTATAGCCCTAATCTCATTTTGTAAAAAAATGATTACGTCCTGAGTTGTTCCGGTCATTACATTGTTATATTTTAGAACTTCATTACTATCTACCATTATTGCACCTTTTGCCCTGTATGTTGTTCAATTCTAGCTTCCGCAATCATTTCTTGTACCTTAGCGTTAGTATCTATAGCTTTTTTAGTATCATAAGATTGTATCTGCTCTTGCTTCGCTTTTTCCGCCATTGCTAACTGCGCTTTTGATTGCTCATTTTTTTGCTGTTGCATTAATTGTTCTTCTTCAATTACTGATTCCATATCGTAAAATAAATCCCAGGCATCGTCTTTAATGCCGAAGCTTTTGGCTAATCTATCGGCCATTTCAGTCCATTTAAGCATTTTCGCCAATACCGGAACTTGTTGCGATACATTTAATAGAGCCATATAGCCAGTTTGTTGAGAGGCCTCGTTGGATAGTTCGTAATTACCAAGTATTTTAATATTTGGGGTAAATATTAGGCCTTTTTTATCTAATGAATCCCATATCTTCTGATATTTAGCCATTTCCTTTTCATCAAATACTGCTTTTAGGTCATCAATATCTTTATAGACAAAATTACGCTCGATTAACATCTCCAAAAACGGCTTTATTTCTTCTTCAACTGATTGCTGGATAAGTTCGTTTAACGGTATATCGTTTTCGGCAATTAGCCTTTGCGTTCCGGTAGCCGTACCTGGTATCAATCTATTATCACTTGTACCCTCTTGGACTGGTGAAAGATTGAATAATTGATCTAAATCTCTTTGTAATAACTGCGTATCTGCATTTGTAATGTTGCCCAAATATGGGTTAATTAACGGCGTTAATCCATTTTGACCATTACCCTTAATTACTTTATTTGGTGACCAGATACCGTCAAAGGATACCGATTTCGACATATCTTGATACCACATGTTTGCGATTGATCTGCTCTTAGAATCGCTTGCTTGTTGTCTTGATGCTTGATATTCAGCGTTTAGGCCTTCGGCCAAAATAACATTTGAAACGCCATATAAACATTTAGGGATTTTTTTGTATCTACCAACAATAAACGGACGTTTATATCTACGGTGTAAAAATGGGGTTGCCTGTTTTCTAATAATTACCTTTCCTTCAGCGATAGTGACAATACATTCTGTTAATTTACCATCGATATAATATTTACCGTAGCATTCGTCTAAATGAACGTATCCAGTCTTTTTAATATCTTGTAGAGATTTAATAAATCCTTTTTTAGCGTTATTAGATAGGTTCAAAAATTGGGCATATTCTTCTTGTTCTTGGGTTATATTATCGCCGTCTAATTGTAATAAATTGAGATTTTCGTAAAACCCTTTTTTCTCTGTGGTTTCATTGGCTATTATAGGCATTCCGTTTTCGTCCGTTACTTCTTCGGTCGTTTTCTCGTATCTTACCCGATCGTTATATAATTGTTCCCAAGTTACAACCGTTGAATGTATACATGCGTCACTCTCATTTATATCGGGGAAATTAACATCAGAGTAAAACTCAGTTAATAAAATTGGTCTAAAATACGTATCATCTTTTATCGTTATTTCTTCCGGCTCTTCGTCTTTTAAATATGTAAATTCTTCTGTCTGGAATTCTTGGGTTATTTTAGCAACAAAAGAACCGTAAATATTTTTAGTGAGTAAACATTCTTTATAGTTTTTTTGAAACTCAATATTATTTAATTGATAATCTTGAATATATTTATTCCAGAAGTCGACTACGGTTTTATTTCCGGCGTTATGCTGTAGATCATCAATCCTGAAAAAAGGGTAATTCCTAAATATTGCTCTCGCAAACCTTGAATAAATACCAAAAGTTTTCCAGTGGATTATCGGGATATGGAAATCAGCATTACCGTTATATACTTTATTGATTAAATCTTTTTCACTCAAATAAATAGCTTCCGCCCGGTTCCATTTCTCTTCCCAGGTTTGGCGTTGTACTTTATAGGTATTTTTTAATGTTATGAAGTGATTTAAGCAGGATTTGTCGTAAGCGTAGTTTTTGTCCATTATATTAATATTTTATCATATATTTTATTTTAGTCTACAATTCGCTAATATCCGGCCATAGGTACTTTATAAATAGGTTTTTCTTGGTGATTTTCCATTAATTTTAGGTCTAATTTGCGTTTAATTGCTTCATATTTGATAATATCCATAAAGTGATCGTCTTTTTTATTAACGTCATTAATCATTTCTTTGCGTTCTTCTATTGTTGTTGATTGGTATTTAGCCCAAGAATAACGCTGGAATTCCCAGATAACGCCTTTAAGATCATTAAAAACAAATAGTTTAGGGGTTATTTTCTCACTATAAAATAATCGGTCTTTAACTGAGCTAATACCTACTTGGTTATCCTTAGATACTAGTACAGTATCAATCCCAGCCTTTAAAAACTCTCTTCTAATTGTGTATTGATCTTCTTGATCCTCTTCATTGTGGACTTTTTGTGTGGGAATAGGGGTATTAGATGAGGTATCGATCTGAGTATACTCAATATATTTAGCGGTCTTACCTCTATTATGTTTAATTAATAGGCTAAAGTCACTTATTGATAATGATTCTTCCGGGGCTTTTAGCTCTTCAACCACATAAATTATGTCGTTTTGTGTGTCGTATAAAAACATTAAATAATGATGTGGGGTTCGAAGGTGGGGATCAATACCCTCACTTAGTTTGTAGCGTTTAGGATTATTAATAATTAAGTCTAGGTAATTAAAACGCTCAGTACAATGTACATCTTGTTTAAATTGCTTGTAGATCAATCCTTCCTTTAGGGCTGGCATACCTTCCCAGCGTGATTTTAAATCATCCTCATCGATTGACGCTCTTAATTGTTTTTTAGCTAAATCGGTTAAATAAGGGTTTTTTTCAGCAGTTAAAATATAGTTTTTAATTGTTTCATCTTCTGATTGCCAAACCTTATTTACAAGTTTGGTAAATCCCATAAGAGAGGTAAAGGTCATTAACATAACACCGTTTCTATCGGCTAAGCGGATCATAGCCTCTTTAAAATGCTCATAACTACACTCTTCATCTAACCAGATAAAATCTAGGTCGTCCCCTTGCCACGTAGATACGTCCTGCTCAAAGGTTTTGAAGTATAAAAAGTTATTATTTTTCCCTATTATTAATTCATTTTTAAAGCCACGTACGGGGTTATAATCAGCATATTTCATTAGCTTATGTGGTAAGTAATCGTTAATTTTGCGTTGGATTGTTTTAACTATTAAATTTGAGTAAGTGGCAGCCCACATACGGCGGTTAGTCATTGTATGGAATATTTTGGAGGTTATTAATGCTCCAGTTTCTGTTTTTCCACTGCGGTTGCCTCCGAACACTACAAATATATTATGGGTATGGTTTTTTTTATTTAATCGATCAATAACATCATTAATAATTTCGGTTTGGTCTTTATAAATACTAAAATCAACAAATTCAATTTTATTTTTATCTTTATAAATTTTGAATTGTTCTAACTCGTTTAATAAGGCAAATACTTTTTGATTGCTAGTGGTCACTAAATCCATTTTCGGCTATTAGTTCCTTAATTCTTCTTTTTGCGGCCTCTATATCTGTAGTCATTAGATTATCAACTTCAGACAATTTCTTCATTTTAAATTCAAGTTCTTTTTCTTTTAAGTCATTCATTCTTACTTTTTCTTTTATATCTTGCGCTCGATCGGCCTCAATAAACCCATGATTACATCTTAAACTAAACATGGCGATATTGGCATTTATCTTATTAATTGCGGCAAAACTAAGCAAATTTGCCTCTTGAATTGTGTCTGCTTGTGCTAAAAGTTCTCTAAACGAAGAAAACCTTTCGGCCAATCTATTAATAAAATCCTTCGAGTGTCCTAAGGTAGATAAATACTTAATTTTGTACAAATTCATAGACTCTATTTTTGTACCGGCAATAGTATTGCTTACGATAGGAGGCTCTTTAAGCCACTTTATTAAGCCTTCGCCTATTTTTATAGCTTCCGCTTCTGTATATTTTTCGGCGTTCTTATTACCTGGCTTTAATTCTGTAGGTGGGTGATACCCTTTTTGAAATCTAGTCATACTTAAAATATATCACAAATTATAGTTATTTCAAAAACCTATCAACTTTACATAACATAATTTATTGCGACATAGAGCGTAACAAAACAACCACTTTGTGCTTAAATTAGTAGTAATAATATATGGAAATAATAAAATACGTACTTAAATTTCATGGTTACAATCAACAAATAACACTTTTATAATTATTATGCGACATAGAATTACCCCTTCGGGGAGCCAACCACGCTATGTTTATTGCTTTGCTTTTAAGAATCGAGGACGAATCCAAGGTCTTAAGGCACTTCCCGACTTCTGATCCTGCTTTATACACTCTCAATCTCGAACGGGCTTCTTGTGCTTGAGTGGCGTTAAGTTACACGCATCTAACCATTTAAGGGCTGGTAGATAAATCACACCAATAATAATTTTAAACTATAAAATGAGAAAACAATAATAGAAAGTTTTGAATAGTTTAGAAAGTTACACAAACGCTTAATATAGCGGCGGATAGCCAATAAATAGCCATTCGGTAGTCTTTGTTTATTAAATACACTAACGAGGCTAAAACATCTAAAATTATAAGTATTAATGGGAATAATTTAGTTATCATGATTTTAATAATACCATACTCAATATATTAAAAAGTATCGATACAATTAAGATCAATAATATTACGATAAAGTATTGACGCTGTATTATTACAGCGTTATTATTAAGGGGTAATAAACAAACGAAAGGGGATAAATAAATGAGAAATAAAATAGTTACTAAATATATAAAATTAAGGAATAAGCATTACGGGGAAAAAATAACATCAAGGAAATTTTGCGCGACAATTAAAAAATGCTCAAGTAAACATGTATTAAATGATTGTTTTATTGATACAAGATATTTCGCTGAAAAAATGGGGATAACCGCCGAAGAATTAGAAACGGCTATTACAAATTATTAATAAACAAACGAAAGTAGCAAAAAAATGAAAAAAGTACAAGACATGAAAAAGGATGAATTTGTTAGAAAATGGAAATTAGCGGGCAAAGACGAGATGGTGGCAAAAAATGTAATAAAACGACATAGCTCGGAAATAGGATGGTTTGCCGCTAATTGCGATGATTGTGACGCATTCGAAACATTGAATAATTGGTTCTCGGATAGTTTAGATGATAATAATTATACCGTAGAATTAAATTCAAGGATTTAATATGACAAAGAAACAATTTAAAGAATTATTTGGTCAAGAACCAGAAGACATGTTCGGATCAGATTGGAAAAATATAATTAAAGATTTAGGGGCTAAATAATGTATAAAAATATCTGCGAATTAAGACAAATTATAAAAAAAAAATGTAAGCTTTGCGGGGCTACATATAAAGGACTTAAAACCGCCAAATATTGCTCTAATGCCTGCAAATGTAAAAAATATAGGATTACGAGGAGAAAAAATGGATAACTACGATAGCTGGAGATTATCTAGCCCAGAAGATGAAATGATTAATCCCTATTTAGGCTATAATGACGATGAAGATCAAAACGAAGATTAACATTTCATTTCAAACCATGTTATAATTTAAGAGCATTTTTTATCCTTTGTAATTAGCCCGTATTCCCCCCGATACGGGCTAGAATTTACATTAATATTCAACAAAATAACGAATAAAAAATAAAGTAAAACATCGCAATAAACCCTTACATTACCTATATTTTCAGCGTTTATAAATAAATCAAAATAACAAAAACTACAAAATAAAAAAGAAATTAAAATATACAAAGTTTTTTTCTTTATTAAAAAAATATTACTTTTTTTTATAACTAACTTATTATTAATAGCCTTGAAAACGCGCATTTTTATTTTCACCCCTTTTGATATTATTTATCCGCCTATACTCGCTTATCCGTCCCGCTTGCCAGTCCGGCAACGTTAATCCCATCATTTCGGCGTCGTCCAGTGATTTTAATGCTCCTATAGCCAAAGCCTTACAATTTGGGCAAATAAAGGCCGTTTCCTTTTCATTTAGCAGATAGATTAAACAACCGTCACCGCCGCATTTTAAACAACCGCCGTCGTCACTGGTAACATCAGCCGAAAAAGTAGAATATTGCTGTTTTAGCTCGTTTACGCTCGGGAATTTACCATTATCGGCAAAAAAATTAAGCGTTTTTAACACTATTTCCCAATTTGGGAGATTTTCGGTTATATACTGGTATCGTCTATATACGTTTTCATTCTTTTTAAACAGATCAAAACATAAATATTTCAAAGCTATTTTAAGGTCTTCCGTTGTTGTCATAGTTATAGTGACGCAATAAATTTCTTGCGTGCTTCCTCCTCTCTTTGTTCTTTAGGTAAAAAATTAGGAATGTTTCTGATCCAGTTTCTTGCAGAAGCCCTCCAGTCTTTCATTTTAGCCTTGCCGCCTACTAGCCAACCATTGCTGGTAAAGTGATCATAAAATTGCTCTCCATGCTCTCTATCCGATCCTTGTTCTATAAAATAATTAATAACCTCTTCACTTAGTGGCGGTGTAAAAACCTTAGTTTTTGCACTATATGTACTATCTTCCTTATCTTTATCCTTATCTACATCTACTTCCTTATCCTTATCCTTATTAGGTTGCTTCTTGGTTGCCTTTTGGTTGCTTCTTGGTTGGTCTTTGGTTTCCTTTTGGTTGTGATTACCACCCTTTTTGCCATTTAAAAACCTAGCATTATTAGCGTCCAAAATCGGCTTTATAAGCACAAATAATGCCTTGCTCATTGGTTGCATTTCGGTTGCTTCTTGGTTAAGAGCTAAGCAACAAATTGCGTCATAAACATCAAGCCTTATGTTATTATCTAAGTCCTTAATTGCCTCAAAAAAGCTCCGGTAAAATATAAAAGAATCTCTCAATTTTTCCCTCTCTTTGTAATAATTCGAATTATTTACTTTTATAGTCTTTCCTATCCCATTTAAAAGTTTTGCATTTAGGGCAAAGTTTAGGGACATTTGGAAATCTTCTTATCCATTCATGCCCGCACTTATTGCAGGTCAATTTAAACGGAATTTTAGCCATAATTAACACCTCTCTTATTATTCCTTATAAGTAGTAGAAAATCAATAAATTATTTTATGGTAACTATTAATTTAAATATTTTTCTATCTGTTTTTTATTTGCCGGAATCATTGTGTTCCTTCGCTGGCAATCTCTTTTTGGGCAACTTACAGGGGCTTTATTGCCTAGTAAATTCTCAATCTGGCTTAATCGTCCGCAATGCTTACAAAAATACACATATTGGGCTTTGTAACCTTTATTCATTGATTTCTCACCTCAATTCTTTTATTATTATAAAGTTATGTTATTACTTAAGCAAGCCTATAAATATATCATAAACAATCAATACATTAAAAGCTTGTGTTTTCTCGTTAACTATATTAAGATAGATTTTAGGAGGTGATTATAATGTTGAGTAAAAAACAAGAAATTGAATCTGCATTTGATCAAAATTCGAAGTTAATAGCTAAGTACCGCAAAGATAATAATAAGAAAAAATGTACTTTCATTTTTATTATGGATTTCGGCGATGCTGAAGCCCATTGTGATTTAAGCATTAATTAATATTTTAATCGGAGGGGATTGAAAATGTTAAAAGCAAAGGATTTAGATGTAACTAATTTTCGAATTATTAACATAATAGAAGAGCTGGAAGAAAAAAAGAACCTATATTTCCCCATGGAATATAAGGGATTTAAATTAAGTCATAAGGAATTTTTAACGGCTGTTGGGTTTTTCCAGTCTAAATTTAATTTATTACCGGCAGAAGCATTTAGCCAGACATTAGATTTAATCGATCACTGTAAAAGATCAGGATTACCAATAAGTGCGCTACCTTATATGGCCTGGCATTACCCACCATGCTTATTAAATAAATCGGGAGAATAAATGGACAATACGGAATTTCACGAAGTTTGCAGGCGACTTAAAAAAATAGGTTATGAAGCCTGCGAATACTTAATAGGATATGAGCTAAATATCGATAAAAATAAGAGCTTTATAGATATAGTTGATTCTGAAATTAATTTTATGAGTAGCGAATACTTAGAAGAAGAACACATAAAAAAATCGTTTTTACCGATTATATCTGATCTAATTTTACAATATATTAAGTATAAAAACACAAATTCCAGCGGGGCTATATCTTTAATTAATGAAGGTTATAAATTAAGGGCTGAGAAGTTTAATGTAACTAGCTGTCCGCTTCAATTAATAAAGTTTTAGTAGAGGTTAGAAATGAAAAATATTTATGATAAAAAATATACAGATACAAAGGGCAAAATTTGCAGGGTTGATATATCGCTATATTTAATTTTAAAAAACTATAAATCCTTAGGTTTTAATAGCGGCCGATCTCTAAGCAAATTTATTGCCAATAAATTAAAGATTGACGGTTTTACACCATACGAGGGGGTAAAATGAGAAAAATAATATCCTCAAGTTTAGATCAGAATATCTTTAATTTTGGAAAAGATTTAAAACAGCTGATCTATGAATGGGCTGTTTATATATCAAGAGAGCCTAAATCAATTAAATTCGACCGCTTATTAGTTTTCTTAAATGTAATTGCCGATTCAATTTTAGAAGGTAAATATTGCGATGATAAACTAATAATTAATAAACCCAGGAAAAAAACAAATTCTAGTTATTGGAAGGATTGATATGGGAATAATTATAATTATTATCGGATTATTAATTTTTTTTGTTCCAATCCATTTATTATGTGAATGGATAGATAAAGATCGCATAAGTGTTTATCATTATTATTTACCATTTAACATAGAAATAAGAAATTTAATAGAAAAAAAATTTAAACTATATAGACCAATTAATATATATAAGGAATGTTATATCTATAAAAATGAAGTTTGGATTTGCAATGGTTTTCAAGAGTGGCAAGAAAGCTTTATTGCGAACTCTATAACTTTTAAAAATGAAGGCTTGGCAAAGATTTTTTTTAATAAAATAAAAGGTGAATTTATACATAAAGATAAATATTAAGGAAATTTAGATGAAGAAAAAATTAAAATCTATTTTAAGAAAGGATTAAAAAAATGAAAAATTGCAGATTAAAATTTTTAGGATTAAAAACTAACGAATTATGCAAAAAAGAATGCGTAGATTGTAGCTGGTACGAAGACAAAGAAAAATCAATTGAAGTCAAAAAAAATGTACTAGCATTAAGAAGCATAACTCAATTTAATCATCTTTAAAATAATACTTGACTTGTTCTGTATATACTTATATAATTACATAGGATAATAAATAAAACTTGGAGGGTTTAAAATGGAAGAGAACGGATTATATTGTAAAAAATGTAATAAATTTGTTCCAGGCGTTCATGCTGATATTACAGGTCATTTTGTTTGTGTAGATTGCCTGAATGTTCATCGGGTAAATACCCAAACAAATAGTTTTAGATTGGGAATAAGTGAATTTTCAATGGTCGATTTTGCTAATAAGTTAATGGGGGGATTAGCTAATGTATAAATGTGCGTGTTGCAAAGATGAAATTAATGAACCCGGACTTTGTCTTGGGTGTGAATTAAGTGTAGGAGAATAAAATAATGAATTTATATGAAATTAATGAATTAATTAAAATAGCAATAGAATCTGGAATTATGATAGATAGTGAAACTGGAGAAATTTTAGAATTAAAAGAAGGCGATTTAAACGCACTAAAATGTAATCTTGAAGATAAAATTGAAAATATAGGATTGTATATTAAGAATACCGAATCCTTTTCAGAGGCTTTGAACTTAGAAAAAAAGAATTTAGAAAAAAGAATAAAAGCAAGTAATGCAAAATCTGAATTTCTACGTAAATATTTATCTAATTTTATGATTGGAAATAATAAATATAAATTTGAAACATCTAAAATTAAATTATCTTTTAGGAATAGCTCTTCCGTTGAAATAGTTGATGGTTTTGATAACAAAGAATTTATGCGGGTTAAATATGAAGTCGATAAAAAAAGTATTTCTGAAAAATTAAAAGACGGCATTAAAATAGATGGAGCTTTATTAGTAGAAAAACAAAATCTACAAATTAAATAGGAGAATAAAATGGATAAATTAAGTAATTTGTTACCAGGTAAACCAGTTATGAATGAGGTTGAAATATTATATCCTTACGGACAGTTTGCGAATATTAAGATCAAGGTTATTTTGCCGGAAGAACAGACGATTGATTACACCAAATGTGTAATTGATATTCTAAAAGAGAAAATCCCTTATGATAAGACTATAGGCGTTCCTCAAATAAAACCAGAATCAGAAGATTTCGATTTTAACGTGGCAATTCAGGATATTAAAAAGAATAGCATTTTAGAAGATACCCAAAAAGTTAAATGCGGGCTTTGCGGGGCGGATGTTTGGGATAATAGAGAGAAGAAGCGAACTGGGGCATTTAGCGCTAAATCGCCGGATTTTTCCTGCAAAGGAAAGAAAGGATTGGACGGAAAATTTGTTGGTTGCGGGGCTATAACTTACATCAACGAAGTTGCCGGACTATCTCATTTATCATGGTATAAATCTGATAAAAAATAGGGGGTTAATATGGGCGAATTAATTCTATCTATAATTTTATTAATAGTGTGCTTTTCTTGGATAATTTCCAGCAATTTGAAGGGTAAATTAAGATTTAAGGGCGGGCAAATATATAGCCTTTATAATAACAACATAAATGGGGAAAATTCCGAGAAAATAAGAGAAGATTTATATTAATGGCTAAAAACTCGATTAGCCAATCTGAATATAGGGAATTATTAAATGGAAATAAGTTTCAAAATACCAGGAAAAGCAGTCCCTTGCGTAAGGACAACAAGAAATCAAATGTTTGTAAGCAAACAGTATCAGAGATACAGCAAATACAAGGAAATAGTCCGGATTTCTTATTTAATGGCTCTTTTGGAATTGAAATTAAAATGTTCGGAAAACAAAGAGGAGATATCGACAACTACGCAAAGGGAATACTTGATAGCCTGCAGGGAATCGCTTATACAAATGATAGGGACTGCAAAAGATGTGAAATCGAATTTTGTGAGAGTTAAAATTTATAATTAATAACTTAATTGAAAACAATAATATTTGAACAATAAGGATTAAAAAAATGAACCCAACAATTAAAAATCATAGAGAAAAAATAATTGGTTATAAAGCCTTTAAAAAAGATGATAAAGGTATTTATACAGACGGAAATGGTAATTGCGAGAAAATATATTTTAAATTAAATAAAATTTATACCAATAAAGGCCAGCCAGAGTTATGCAAAAATGGATTTCATTTTTTCAGACATTATTGTTTTGCTATAGATTATTTGGAAAAAGATAATGTTATTTATAAGGTTGAATCGTTAGGGGAAATTCAAGAAGACACGGAAAAATGCGTAACTAATAAAATAAAAATATTAGAATTAATCTATGAAGATGTTGATGAAAATAATAATAGCGGGAATAGGAATAGCGGGAATTGGAATAGCGGGGATGGGAATAGCGGGAATAGGAATAGCGGGAATTGGAATAGCGGGGATGGGAATAGCGGGTATTGGAATAGCGGGAATGGGAATAGCGGGAATAGGAATAGCGGGGATTGGAATAGCGGGAATGGGAATAGCGGGTATTGGAATAGCGGGAATGGGAATAGCGGGAATAGGAATAGCGGGGATTGGAATAGCGGGAATGGGAATAGCGGGAATAGGAATAGCGGGGATTGGAATAGCGGGTATTGGAATAGCGGGGATGGGAATAGCGGGAATGGGAATAGCGGGTATTGGAATAGCGGGGATGGGTATCGGAATTACTTTTGTACACAAACAAAATATTTTTTATTTGATAAAGAAATTTCCGAAATACCCCAAAAATTATTTGAGATTAATTTTTCTTGGTTTGAATTAAAAAAAGAAGAAAATTTTAATTATAAAAAAGCCTGGAGCAGATGCCCAAAAGAAGTTCTTGATATTTATAAATCAATACCTGAATTTCAAACCAAGGAAGCTAAAAATAAATTCTTTGAGATTACGGGGTTAAAAATATGAATAAAATAAATTTTTTAATGAATATTATTTTTGGATTAATGCTTGCATCAGTAATTTTTATTTTAATAGAACTATTTGTACCAGATGGGAAAGAATTATATGTTGTTTCATTCAGCGAAGACGGGAAAACATACGGACAGGAATTCTATATAGATGCCGAAAAAGGCTTTGTGTTTGACTGTAAATTTTATTCTGATTTTAGGTATTTGAAGGTAAAAAAATATGGAAAATAAAAAATATGAAATAAGCATAAATCCAAATGGTAATCCGCTAGTTTATGATGGGAAACCATATACTTATATTGCCAATGGGGACGAAGGAATGGGTTTAGAAGGGACAGTTTTATTTGATTTGATTGACGCTTATTTTGAAAAGGAATTTTAATGGAGATATATCCAGGCGATCATACAATAACCGCAAATATGCAAGGGATAGAAATTACTAACGCTTTGACCTTTAGACAAATAAAACGATTAATTTCTAAACATAGACGATCTACTAATTGTAGAGTTGAGCTTAATAAATGTTTTTGTACTGAATTAGAAATCTATTTATGGAGGTTAAAAAATGAGGGAAATTAAATTCAGATTACCAATAAAATGCAATAAATGCCAAGAAAAAGGTTTTGAGTTTTGGGGTTTTATGGGGCAGAAATTTGAAATTATTGGTAGTCACGGGCGCGTAAATTGTTATAAAAATGATCATCCCATTGAGATAAGTGGAGAACCGGAGCAATTTACCGGATTAAAAGACAAATCATGGCGTGCGATCTAGTTCATCCCAAAATCAAAGAAATATTTAAATTGCTGTGCGATAGACACCCCAATGACTACGGATTAGGGCTTTATTTGAACGTTGACAGTAGTTATTCTATGCACTTGGACGTAAGGGGGGAAATGATGCGCTGGGTATGCAATAACGGGGTTTATATTTACTCGCATAAAAACATAAAATTATTTATGGAATTACTTGGAAACTGGGGCGTTTAATGAATAAACCACAAGAATTTGTTTATAAAAAATTAGGTACTTTTCTCGTAACATTACCCATAATTTTAGGATGTTTAAGCAGAATTTATTGGGGGCAAAGAAATATTATTTTGAATTTAGATGGAAAAGCGCAATGGGATGTAGATAGGGGATTAGATCTTTTCACTTGGAACTTTTCGATGGATTTTGGTCATCAATCCGAGAAAACTCAAATCGCAATCGCCAAATTATTAGGATGGGAGGAATAAATTATGGATTTTGTATGTAATTGTGGACATAAATCTTTTCAGCTTAGATATGACGATAATTTTATATGCTTACACTGCAAAAGAATTTATAAGGTGGAATGTATAAATGAATAAAATAGTTTTAAATGGCGGAAATAAAAATGGAAAAGCAAGTCATAAATTTATTTTAAAATATTTAAAAGGTAAAGATTTTACAAGCCCCACAGAAATAGGTATCGCTTGGGGATTATTTAGAACTGATCTATTAGGAAATTATCATTCTGGCTGGGCAAGTCCTATTTGTTTAAAGTTGGTCGAGTTAGGATTGTTAATAAGAAATAATAAAGGATGGTATAAATTAAATGACTAACCTAAACATCGAAGACTTAAAATGTTGCGGGAATTGTGAATATGCTCCACTGAATGAAAATAGTTTTTGTAGAAATAAATATAATCGAAGTTTTTCTACGTATTCGCATGAAAATTGCGATTCATGGCAATTTGACAAAATAACCCAAGAAGAAAGACTGATTAAATGAATAAAATTTGGGTTATATCAGATACACATTTTGGTCATGATAAAATGGTCCAATATTGTGGAAGGCCAGAAAACCATAGCGATTTAATTTTATTAAATTTAAACTTTTTAACAGTTGGGGATATTTTAATCCATTTAGGTGATATTTGTATTGGTGACGATAAAGAATGGAATTTAAAATTAAGACTTCTAACGCAAGGATGTAAAAAAATATTATGTCGTGGAAATCATGATAAAAAAAGCGATAGTTGGTATATAAGTAATGGATGGGATTTTGTTTGTCATAGTTTTAATTGGGTTTACAATAAAAGACTTATAACTTTTTCGCATTTACCGCAAAATATTAAAAATCTAAATATTCATGGGCATTATCATAATGCTTTAAATAGGTTATTAAAAAAAGATTTTGTTGTTGATGGTGAAGAAGAAAGAAATAAAAAAGATTTTGATTTGAAATATTATGATAAAAATATTCACAAATTAGTATCTTTAGAGAATTTAAATTATAAACCTATATTATTAGATAACTTAATTAAATAGTCCTATGCTCGTTACACCCTTAATTGATGAGTCGATGTGGTGTAACAAGGATAGAATTAATGGTGGAATAGGTAGACACACGCTGACGAGCGGAATATGCGGCTAGCAGGTAGCTAGACATATAAGGACAAGGGGTTCGAATCCCTCGATTTATCCAAGGTGCAAATCCTTGGTTAATTCTACCAATAACCAGCCATATACTAGTTAATTATGGACAATGAATAAAGGCTACGTTTGGTAAATAACGTTATAAATCCAAACCTCTGAAATGATGTTTCCGGTTTCCTAGTCTTAAAGGAAAAATTCAAAGTCGGACTGGTTATTTATTTTAACTAACGTTTTGTTGATGCTAACTAATCGATAAACTATAATAAATAGAATAATAAACATATTTATTATACTTTGTGGCATAAAAGTATAATAAGGGAATTTATATTTTTATTTGAACATTAGTTTTGAGAGTCAAAATTAGTTGTAAATCATTTATATGGTTTTTTGATAAACAAAAGGGGAAATTATGAGTAATTTTTATTGCGAAAAATGCGGGACTGCTATTTTAGAAAAAAACGGCAGATATTACACAGAATGTGAACATTATCCGTTAAATAGTGATAAGTAGCGTTGTTAAGTATTGATAAGTAATTTTTGGTAATTTAGGTTCAATTTGTTAAGTAATAAAGTTCTATTTTTAAAGTAATATAAAATACTGGAGGCAATGATGAAATCAAATATATTTAAATCATATAAGGACGAAATTTTAAAATTAATGCTGATTTTAAATAGTGATTCTAGTTATCACCCACTTGTCGGTAAAGAATATATTATGGAAAAACTAAAAGCCGCTTATTCTAGAAATCCAATTATTTTACATCATAATTTAGACTTGCAATACCAAGAACTAATTAAATTTGAAAAAGATATGAGAGAAAATCATATAAATAACTTATGAAGTTTACTTAACCAATTAGGAAGCTGATTAATAATCAATATAATTAACCCTATTACTACCCCAAGAATCCAGGACGAGCCATTTAGAAATCCTTTGCTCTGATTAATAACTATTTTGCAAGCCTCTATTTCCTGCTTCAAAACAACTATATCCTTCGTAGACTGACAACTTGAGCATTTATTATTACTGTCTTTAATCTCGGCTCTTAAGTCTTTAATATCTTGCTTTAACTCTTTAATCTGGTCAATTAAGAGCTTCCAGGCCTCAACATCTATCGTCATTATATTTTGTCCAGTCATATTCACATTATAAATTATTAAAATTAAAATATCAATTTTGCTGATTAATAAAGTAAAATTACTATTTTAATAGGCTAAATATAGCTTAGTTCTATATGACACTAATCATATATTTTTATAGGCTAAAATACAAAGGCCAAAAAAAAGCCTCTAAGGTTTAAGCAAAGAGGCAACATTTATACATATAATTATACAGCTATTATTTAATTTGTTTTAATAATTTTTCTTTTAATTTAGCCATTCCGACTAATTTCATTTCTTGATATTCGGCCTCTAATAAATTAATTACAGCCTGCTTTGGTAAGAATATAAACAAAATCCATCCGGGGATAAGTCTGGTTAAAAATTTATCATAGAAATAATTAACCGCTTGATTCATTTTTTCCTTAGCTAGTTCATCGTTATTAAGCCCTCTATTTACATAACCTTCAGCATATTTTACCGCATTAACTTTAACCACGTTAAAATTCTGATGAACTCCTAGCCCTGAAGTTGCTAAAAATGCTATTGCTGTTCCAATTATTTCCCAATTATTAAAAATAAACCCTGTTATTGTATTTATATCCATTATTTACTCCTTTTATTTATTTATTAATTAAATTATAATCTATTTTAAAAATTAATTCATTTATTTTCTGTTTAACTTCTCAGTTACCTTTACGTTATCAATTACATAAACACCATTATAACCGGTATGAGCAACGCTTACATGTACCCAACCCCTATTATTTTTAATAGTTAATAACTTATCTTCTAACTTTGTTAATTCTGGGAAATTATTATAATTTTTATAAATCATTTCCCACAACTTAATTTCCGGTTCAAACGCATGTAAATCTACGGCCTCACATTGTCCTTGTAAGTTTTTTGCTCCTCTATGATCGCTTAATTTTGCCCCTTCTGTACAGTTAGGCGGACGATAACCGCAATATTTAAATAGAGAGGGGTTTATTAGGCATTTTTCGGCGCTTTCTTTAGTTCCGGTGTATGATTGTAACCAATTATTAATAAACAGAGGTTTTCCCCATGCTTCCCTGATTTTATCAATTAGTTTTAGTAGAATTGGGGAAAGCTTCTCTTTAGCATTTATTCCTTGACTACTGAATAGATCAGGTGGAATTAGTTCGGGTAAATAAAAATATTTTGATACTTTTAAATCTTCAGTAGCTTTCATTCTTAATATATAGAATAGTCTATAACTATCGAATAGTTTATTTTGGCCGCATTTCCATTAGTACAGACTAAATTACCTGCTGAATTTGTAATAGTTAAAGGATAGCCACCAGTACCATTAATAGTAGAAACAGCCGCTCCATTTGAGCCAAATCCTGCATGATAAATTTGGTTTGTCCACGTACTTGTATCTCCATCTTTATGCGAAAAATAGTTAATTAATGCGCCATATAAAGCCGATGGAGCTGTTAATGTTAACGCCGCTCCTGCCGCTAATTGTCCTCTCTTAACTATTCTCATGGCGGCCAAATCTGTGGATATATAAATAGCAGTATCGCCCGCTAAATTTAAAGTAGATGGGATTGTAACAACCCCGCCATCAATAGTTACTAATTCAATGGTAATATTTTTACCAGTATATGCTGTAATTACAGTATTGTTATCTGTAATAGCGTCCAATGCCGCACCGTCAAAATTCCAGTGACCATCTAAAACTACATCATTACCGGTCGCTGGCGTAATAGTAACGTCACCAGTCGTGCTGGAAATATCATTGCCATTAACAACAATATTATCTACTGTCGCTTTAGTTAATGTTACTTCCCTTGATGAATTTAACACCTCTGTTCCACCAACTAATATTTTACCAATGTTAATTGCTTTAGTTCCGCCGCTTAATCCATCGGTTAAATTTGATACATTACCATTTAATCTGGTTGCGGTTATAGTGTCACCGGTTATCCAAGTATAATATTGCGTTATATAATCTTCAGCCATTATTTGCTCCTTTTCTATTTAGTAAATATTGAGGCGTTCCCCTAACAACCCCTTGGAATAATGTTTTTCCAGCTGGACTTTGAACGCCAGAAGATATTACTTTCCCTGCTTGTATAGCTAGTTTTGTGGCTTGGGGTGTACTTCCTATCATGGCCGCACCTAATCCAGCAATCGCTCCAATTCCTGCGCCCATAGGACTGCCCAAACTACCACCTAAATAACCCCCAATTCCACCTCCACCTATTAAACGTAAATAGTCCATTAAATTAGTCATTCCTTGCCGTTCAAACTCTTCCGCCGCTAATGATTTAGGAATTTGTTTGGTTAAGTCAGATTTTGTTAGCTTGTCCAATATTTTCAGATCATCAATTACGCCTGTCTTAGCTCTTTTAACCCCGCTTAATTGCGCCCCTATAGTGTTTAATAATGATTCTGAAGTTTGGGGGTCTTTAAACTTTTTATTCAATCTTTGATAAAATTCTGTCGCCTTTGAATAAGCTTTATTTATTTTTTTAATTGATGGCGCAACTTTTTCCATATCATCTAATAATTGTGATTTTAACGTTGCTATTTGGGATTTTCCACCACCGCCTATGACTGATTCGTTTGTCATTCTTTCCACATATCCTAAAGCTCTATTTATTTTCCTTGCTTCCTCAAAATCTATATTTCCACCTTTTACAAATCGATCAATAGCATTATCACTCAAATTTATTCCGTTCGCTCTGGTTTGCATTTTAATATTACTTTTAATAAAATCTATTGGCATATCATATTTTTGAATAGTTTTTCTTATATTTTTAGCAGCATCAATAGCTAATCCTGGCTGAATATTTAATTTATCAAAACCTTCTTCATATCTTCCCCCAACTACTACTGCAAAATCATCGAGCTTTTCTTTTATTTTTTGTCCCATGTCAATTAATCTCGGCTGTGGGGTTGTAAATACATCAGGATTTTTAATAGCAATATCTATTGCATGTCCTCTTACATTACTAGCCGCTTTTATTGCTTGCTTACCAACTTCTTTTACTGCTTTGGCTATTTGTGGAGCACCGCCCTGTATTGCGCCGCTAATTACTGCTGTTTTTACAGCCTCATTTATTGCCTCATCAAATTTTTTATCCCTGGATAGGCTTTTAACTAATTGCAATGCCCCTTGACCTAATCCAGTTAATCCAGCTTCGGCCGCTATTGTTTTAGTTGCCTGTAATAATCCTTTACCTTTTGCAAGTTTAGGGATAGGCAATGCCCATTGTGCAAAACTAGCAGTATCGCCTAGTGATTGTTTAGTTGCTCTTAATAATTTTTGTTTTGTATCCATTCCTTTTGTAGCTTCAAACTCTGCTTGTTGCTCGCCTAATGAAGTATAAGTTTGTCCTGGTGTAATTAAATCCAAGGTTTTATTTATTTTATCTAAAATATTTCCTGGAATAGTTTCTTCATATGCTTGCCTTTTTTCATAACCTGGAAATAATTCTTTATTTAATTGTTGATTATTTTTAGTGTTAGTTTCTAATGTATTGGTACTTTTAAAAATATCATCTAATTCTTGTTCAGAAGGCATAGTTTCGCCTTCTATCTCAAGGGTTTTACCGTTAGGCGCAATTATTTCAAATTTTGGCATATTATTTTACCTTTACTTTATATTTTCCAACAGTAGTCGTCGATTCTTTTGGAGTTCCGTCAACCCCATTATAAACTTGAACTTTTTTAGCTTTATAAGTTCCTTCTGAAGTATTTATCGCAGTGTCTAATAATTTTCTCATTTGTTTACTTTTTGCCAATCTCTGCTCTAATGTATCTTGTGCGCTAGGAAGTGCTTTAGTATATATAATAAAGTCTGTATCCGATAATCTTCCACCTTCAAATGCGTTTGCAATAGCCTTAGATGCTAATGTTGCGGCTTGCTCAAAATTTGCGACATCAGTATTTCCTACAGCTTCTTGTACCACATTAACAATTTTATTTATTGGTCTAAACCCACTATCAAAAATCTTCTTGCTATAACTATCAATATTATCTAAAGAATTTAACGCCATGTTAAAGCTAGCATTATTTTGTTTTTGTTTATCAGTTAAAGTTCCACTTTCAGCAGGCTTTACAATAGGATCATTAGCAGACTGAATAAAATTACCTTTTTCGTCTACTCTTCCTGATCTTGTATTCCCTAATTCATCAGTATAATCTTTAGATGTAAACCTCTCTTCTTTTGGTTTAGATAAAACCTCATTCCACATTTTATTTGAATTATTATATTCATAAACTTTATTACCTACAGTAAGCGTTTTAGGCGCATTTTCTTTCTCTGGTGATACTTTATTCCATGTATTAGTTGCGGTGTCTAATTGATATAAAACACCATTAACAACCTTTGCATTTTGATTAGATAAATTTTTAGGTATATGCTGAATTAAGCTTAATTCATTTGTATATGGGTCTTTTTGTAAGATTGACTGGCCTTCGCTTGCCGTTATTGTTACTGGGCTTAATTTCGGCATATTACTTGGTATTTCATTTGGCTTTAATCCAGATTGAGCGGCTAAAGTTTGAATATTTTCTTGTGTGCTTATATCATATTTACCGCTAGACATACTTTCCAGGAATTTTGCTTTTTTGTCAGATAAGTCCGCTTCTTTTTGTTTTCCTTGTGTTTCCATTGCGCCTATAATTCCGGAAGTCAAACTTGCGGCACTTGCGGCTTGCGGGTTTGCTGCAGTTGCCAGCGATCCGCCTATTTGCGCACCAATGCCAGGCATGCCAACAAATGCACCTAAAATTCCGCCAACTGCTGATCCTCCAACGCCTAGTAAATTACCTCGTTCTTGATCTTGCTGTATTCGTTTACGTTCTTCTTCTTCTAGTTTTATACGCATAACTCTTGCCTGCTCTTCGTTAGCAGTTCTTTCATAATTTTGCATTCTGGACTGGAAAAATGAATATGGATTCATGTTATGCTCCTATCTGTTATTAGCTAAAATAGTTTCTTTAAATTTTGTATTATTATTCCAAAGATCATTAAAATTTTTAATATTTGCTTCGGTAGGGGCTATATAGCCATAATTACCGGAAAACATACCATAGCTACCAGTAGACTTTTCAAAACCATATTCTTTATTTAAAACATCAACTAAATCAGATCCGGCGGCAAATTTCTCAAGAAAGCCCTTAGGCTCTGGTTTTTGCGCTAATGTTCCAGATAATGAAGGCGCATTATCTCTCAATAAAGTTTGAAATTTTTCTGTATACGGACTTTCACCATTTATTAAAGGCGTCATTAATGCCGCTCTTTGCGTATCGTTTAGGGTTGGGTCTTTCATTATTTTTTGCAATACTGCCGAATTTGCTTCGGTTAAAGCCTTATTTATTGCCACACCATCAGCTCCAAATGCCGAAATCATAGCATCATCAACCGCCTGCTTGTCGTTTTCCCTCTGAATTGCGTTTAAAGCGTTAGTTTGTTTAATATTAGCCTCTATTTGTGTTAATGGTTGTCCTTGTTCATTTACTCCATTTTGTAAGGCCATTAAGTCTTTTTGATATTTCAGATTAAAGTCATTTTGCTTTTGTGCTTGGTCTAATGACCTTTGATAAGCTAAATCTGATAATTCTTTTTCATTATACGCTTGACCGGTAATTGGATTTGTCCCTTTAGTTAACGCCTGAGTGAATGTCGCATAATCTTTTTGAGCTTGTGTATTAATATTGGTTAATTGTTGCTGTAATTCCGTTTGGTTATAAGCTTTTCCCGTAGTTGGATTAATTCCATTTTGTAAACCTTGCGTAAAATCCTGTAACTTCATTTGGTTTTGCAAACTTAAATTAGCAAATTCTTTTTGATATTCCTGCTGTTGTCCTAATGTCTGCAAATTGTATTGTTGACTGGTTGCCGCCTGCTCTTTAGAGAATTGTTGTTGAGCTAATCTTTCATTTGTCGAATAAGCTTGATCTAATGCGGTTTGTCCTAATTGAGAAGCTAAAGATTTAGCAATATTTGTTTCTTGCTCTTGTTCGGATTTTACTAAATCAGATACATTTGTATTCCCAACTCCACCAAATAAAACTCCTCTACTTGCTAACCCTTCCAACGTAGTATCTAATCGCTTTTGAAAACCTTGCCTATACGGCTCAACCGCACTTTCAAAGGCCATCTTAGTAAGGGTTTTTTGTTGTGGATTTAAAACACTAAATTCCGGTCTGTCAGTCGAGGCCGCTTGGCTTATAGTATTAGCTGTTTGACTATTAGGATTTAGCGCATTTGTTAAGTTTGATGTTGACATTTTTTCAGCTCCTCTTTATTGACATAAAATAGATAATAAATTTATCTATTGAAAAATATTGATCTAATACATTATTACTAAATTCTATCTTAAAATAATGGCCTTTTAATCCTAGCCTGTATTTATTAGCGGTTATTCCTATAGTACCTATAACCGAAGTACCAACAATGCCAGTTCCTACTATGGCGGTGGAAACGGTACTTGATTGAAAATTCTTTTGTGTTCCAGATCCATCGTCCGGTATATCTGCGCTTAATTTATATCCATCAAATTTTAAAGTAACAATATTATTTTCTGTTTTACCAGTACAAAAAACCTGGCGCATTTTTTTATAATAACTTTCATCGCCCAGGTTTGACCAACCTAGTATCCCGTATCCGTTTATCGCTATTCCGTTATCCGCATAAGTTGATCCGTCTAAAGTTTCTTGAGTAACACCATCTGCACCTTTTACCCCATATAAAGTAGTTTTATCGGATATTGTTTGTTTAACAAAAAAATTATAATCAAAATTAGAAAACTCTCCACAATAAGGCTGAAGTTGTGTTACTCCAAACTTTTGATAAAATTTGTCCATATCACAAAAAAAAGTCTTATCATTATACGATCCGCCATTATTTACCGTTTGATAACTTAAAATATAAAGATTATTAAACTCAATGGCTACTGCTTTAGTCTTATTAACATCATCAATTTCCATGAGATCACGCTCTATTGAGTATGATATTACCGGTGAACCTGATCCGCCTAAAGTATATTCAGCACTAGAAAAGCTTATATTAGGTGAAATATAACGGATTTTATTATCCGATGATAAATAAACTATACCTATTTTAGTTCTCTTAACTGTATCAGGGCTTTTTGTTCCGGTTAAAGCGTCAGCTTTTAAAATCTTCCAAGCGGTTGTAGGGTTTGCATCTGCCGCATTTGGAAGAACATAAACCCCGTATTCTTTAAATATAAATAATGCGTCGCCCCAAACTTCCATATTTTGAATATAACCATCTATACCAGGGGCAATTTGAATATTATTTGCACTTGGCCAGGTATCAAATGCCAATGAATCAGAAAAATATAATGTATCTTTATTTGCTACAAATAATCTGTTTTTATGAAGTTTTATACATGTTCCGGTGGTCGGTGAATCGTAAGTGAACCCGTTAGCTATTGTAATTTGAGTAGCGACAACATTTATTCCGCTCATATAAATTTTAACAATAGAATCACTACCATTTACCGCGTATAAGGCTCTATTAGTGGAATAACCGGCACTTTCAAATCTAGTAGTCTGGCTAGTGGTTAAAGTTAAAGATAAAGCATTCCAGCCCGAAGAATAATAATATAAATCAGTTCCTTGTGCGCATACTAGATATTCACTAGCATTATTATTTTTATAGTTACCAACCCCATAAATAACACCTGCACTTGGCGGATCGGATAATTTAGCCCCTCCCGTGCGCTTATAAATTCCGCCAGTTGCACTATAAAGCATATTTAAGCATTTAGATAATTGATTGGACTGTAACGACAATTTGTTGTCCGTTGTATCCATACCAACAAAATTATCTAATGTGATAGATGGAAAATCTTTCATTGAAAGAATACCCCAGGATTATTTATATTGGCTATTTTTTGATTGCAAAAAATGTTTGGGTCTAAGTACATTTGAGAAGATTTACCATCATCTAAGGCTATTTTTAATTCTTTTCTCTCATTTTCGATTAATTGATTATAAACACTAATAGAATTAAAATCAGCGTCTTTTTGATAATATAATGACGCCGCTTCATAGGTTATTAACATGTCATAATCTTCCGGCAAATCAGATGTGCTTGCATCTAAAGATAAAGTAGTTAATGGTTTTACCCCTAGGACTTTTACCCCATTTGTTTGCGAAGAAGAGAAATAACGATCAAAAATTAAATAACCGCCTTGCCAAGCATAATAATTAGGCGTTCCTGTATAAGATGAATCAAATAAATTTTCTGAAGAGGCCTGTTGAATTAATATGTCGTAAGATAAGGCTTTTAATTGCTGATATTTTCCTGATGTATTTAAATAATAAACCATTTCAGGGATAGCAATAGTTGAAGGTACGGCTACTGTATTTTGGCCAGATACAGTATTTATACCAATAGGTGTAACAATCTTGTATTCTTGAGGTCTATCTCTACGTATAATTTTTCTAATCGCTTTATTGATATAATTATTTAATAGCGTTGACGTAGGATCGCTTGTCGTTGTGGTGGTATCTATATCTAATTGAGCTTCAAGAAGATTTCTTAGAACTAATAATGTACTTCCCATATTTGCCCTTTTTTAATTAACCTTCTATATTACCAATTCTTTTGTCTAAATTATCGATTTTTATTAATGTTTCCTTGAAAATAGAATTCTGGTCTATTTTTTCATCAATAACGCTTCCAGGAATAACTTTTCTTATTAAATCTACATCTTCTTCATCGATATTTATAGTTAATTTTGACATTTTTTTACCTCCATTTAATAAATTGCGCTATCTACAACAATAGTGTAATTAACTGTGTCCGCATTTCCATTTGTAAACCTTAAATATCCTGACGGATTGCTCATTGTTAAAGGATAACCGCCAGTCCCGTTAAGAACTGAAATAGAAGCACCAACAGAACCAAAACCACTATGATAAATTTGGTTTGTCCACGTGCTAGTATCGCCAATTTTATTTGTATAAATATGTATAAGCGATGAAAAGTAAGCACCTGGGTCAATGTCTATATAAGCCGCCGCCGCAATTTGCCCTCTTTGGACAATTCGGCTTGAAACAAGTGTCCCTGATTTATAAAAATAAAGATCACCATTATTATCCATCAACACTGAATTGCCGCTAACGGAATATAAATAAACACCGGCTGAAGAAGATGCGTTTACTGTAGTGGTTGTTAACGTGCCCACTAAATTTAAATTTCCAGTTACTTGTACTTGTGTATTAAAATTTTGAGTTACAGTAAACACGTTTTCTTGATTTTCATAGGCAACGTTTGTTAAAGTTCCGGCCGTATTAATATCTGTACTATTAAACTGTAAAGATGTAGTTGCGTTCAAAGTTATTGCGCTCACATTATCAGTGGTTATTGTTCCCGCAATCGAAGTGGCGTTTAAAGTAGCGCAAGTTATAGTCCCAGCGGCATATAAATCCTTAGGTCTGTTTGCCCCATTTGCGCCAATATCTACGGTATTATCGTTAGTAAAGGCTATTACCGTGTCATGGATATCAAAAACGGCTGTTTCAGCCCCTGAATCGTTCGGAACAGATGTTCTCATGTAGGGGTCTGCTCCATAAAGAGTTTGAATAGATGATGTTTGCGTTTCTCCTCCATTATTTGCGTCTAGTGTTAGTTTATACGAATTTGTGTTGCTTCCCCCATTTGTTATGGTCTGAGTAGCCGTAAAACTATTTATTTGATTTTCGTACGCCACATTGGAAAGTGTGCCTGCGGTATTAATGTCGGTACTATTTAATTGAATAACCGCTGTTGAATTTGTGGTTGCGCTTGTAATTTCACCAACGCCTAAAGTTGAAGCCCCGCTAATACTTCCCCCTGTTATTTCTATTGTACCATCAGCAAATTTATTGGCGGTAACTGTTCCTACAACGTTCAAATCGCCAAGTGATCCGACTGTCGTAATATTTGGTTGCGAAGCGGTAGATAAAGTTCCGGATATTGAAGTGGCGTTTAAAGTAGTTGCCGCCAAAACTGAGCCGGTAATAGTTCCACCGCTATTAATATTTGCGAAAGTAACACTGGAAGCCTGAAGTATTGCCTGGTCACTGTGAAAATAAGGCGAGTTATTCAACCCTGGCAAAGAATTATGCTGAAGAGATAAAGGGGTTTTTAAAAAAGAATAGTGTTTACTCCCATTATGAGTAAAATAAAGCGTCCTGGTAGAAACACCATCTGTTGTTGCCGTTAATTTTACTAGCAACATATCCCCAGAATCGAAATCATATTCCGGCTGAGTTGAAGCTATAATGTATTCATTAACTGTAGTAATAGCATTAATTTCCGGCGAATATTCGGTGAATAATAAAGTTTCTACGCCAACGCTTGACCTTTTATAAGTATCAATTTTCCATTTAGAAACTCCAACATTGCTATCAACATAAGCCCATAAAGTGAATTCCCATTCTCCGGCTTCAATCGATGACCTAGTAATGGCAGTAGATATATAGCCGCCATATTCATTAGATACGGTTGAATTGCAAGTTGCGCTGTCCGTTTCTTCAGCGGTTGCTACGTCTGGCGTTGGAAGCAAGCTATTAAAAGTTACAACTCCGCTTGCTGTGTCATCTAAATAAAAGAAAACTCCAGCCCCGGCCACTGCATTTGGAATTGTTCGGTTAACAAAGCTTGTGCCATTATAAACCAATAGTTGATCTGCGGTTGGAGATGACAAATCAAAATGATAATCGCTTACATAACCAACATTTAAACTTGTAACTTTAGTGTTTGAAGCAACTGAAAAAGGGGCTGTTCCGGTTGCTATCGTGCTGATAATTGGCTGGCTAATTGTTTGGGTAGCGGTAAAGCTATTATCTACATTTTTTTTGGCAAAATTCGAAGTATTCCCAATTTTTAATTCTGCAAAAATATTTGAACTTACAAATAAAATTAATAAAGCAATAAATAATTTTTTCATTATTTTATTCCCCTTTATTGCCAAGTTATGATTTGGACTACTTTTCCAGCCGAACTTGAAGCAAAATAAATAGTTTTTCCATCAAGAGCTAAAAAAGAATCGGAATATTCCATATTTTGTGGAAATTTATAATAAGGTGATGTTGGTGTGGCAACTTTTCCAGTTTCATAGGCAATTCTTAAATTATTAGTATCAATTCCATCAATTACGGATAAAGATATTCGTTTTGTGCCTGCGGGCAATGCCTGGCTATATTCTACGTCAGCAGTTGTGCAAGTAGTATTATAGATTGTAATACTGGTAGCACATAAAGAATTAACGGTAACCGTGCCAATAGAGCCTGCATTAATAGTTACATATCCAAGAGAATTAGTTCCAGCTGGTAATGCGTTTGTTATTGAGTTTACGGTTACGCTACCAATCGTCTGCGTTCCTGCTGGTAATTCTCCAACGATAGAATTTACAGTCACCTTGCCTATTGTTTGTGTTCCGGCCGGTAGTTCATTGGTTATCGCATTAACAGTTACTAGCCCTATGCTCTTAGTACCAGCTGGTAGTTCGCTTGTTATCGCATTAACGGTGACCTGGCCAACCGTTACCGAATTAACCGTAACACTTCCCAGGTGGTTAGTTCCGGCCGGTAATGCTCCGGTAATAGCGTTTACCGTGACATATCCTATGCTTCCAGTTGACGCTGTTAATTGAGTATATATAGGGTTTGTTGCTGAATTATCAGCATTACTAACAGTAATATTTACTTTATCTGATTTATAAACCTTAACCGTTCCGCTAAGAACTAATGAAGCCCCTGTGGTGTTATTTATACGGACTTCAATATTATTATAAGCTTTATTTACAATAGGCGTTCCTGCTGTAAGCGTTACGGTTGAATCTACTGTCCCATTACTTTTCATAAATTTAACGCTAGCAGTCGTAGCGGTAGAATCTGTGAAGTCAACTAATGAATAATCACCTACCCCTGAAAAAGAATATTGAAAAAACCCGCTAGTCGGTACAGTTTCGCTAATAATATCTATTGCCTTATAACTTGTCCCTGTCCGTAAAACGGTTGAAGCAAATAAACTGCCGGATAATACTAAAAGTAAAACCAGGGTTGTTAATATCTTTTTCATTTTTTCCTCCTATAAAATAGAAAAGGATAGCCCAATAGAGCTATCCTGAGATCGGTTTTTAGTCTTAATTTCTATTATACCTAAATTGAATTATAAAAGTCTATTAATTTTTCAGCTTCTTTATTTATATTATACTTGGCTAAACATTCATCTTTTAATTTATAACAATTAAATACACTATCTTTTAAATTATTATACCAAGAATCCTTATCGTTTTCGCATAAGGTAATTTTACAACCATTTTCTTTAGTTAATTTATAAGGTTCAACATTACTAGCTATTAACGGGACATTCAAATAAGCGGCTTCAATCCATTTAAGGTTTGATTTACAACGATTAAATTCTGTATCTCTTAACGGGGCTAAAAAAATATCAGCGTTTAAATTATATAATTTCTGAGGATAATTCGATATATGCCAACTTACAGATTTAAAATTTATATTTTTATGTTCTTCCAAAAAATCAGGCCTAAAGCCGCCATATCTAACAAATAATTCAATAGGTAATTCATCTAATAACGGCTTTATTGCTCTATATGCTATCTTTAAGTCTTCGTCATGGCCACCGCCAGCGACATAAACCAATCTTCTTTTATTTTTTTCTTCTCTTTCTATTGGGTCAATTTTCCATAAATCTTCATTTATACAATTAGGCAAAACATAGGTATTTTTATTTAATTGTCCGATAGAATCCGCTAAATATTTAGTGGAACTTATAACATAATCAGATTTTTGGATATGATAGGCCGCATAACTTTGCTCATTTTTCATCATATCAATATAATAATGTGATGGAGGGATATCCCCTACGGCGTCATCAATATCTATTAAGCATTTAGTTTTAGGATATTTATTTCTTAAGTTAGTAAATAATTCTATTCCTGGCGCATATTGTATTTTCTGGAATACTATAATATCAAAATGCTGAAAAGCGGCGTCTAAGCGTTCCCTTATAACCTTAGCGTCATCGGTATCCATCAAACAAACTCTATCCCAAGCTATATTATCATCGGGGCTATAAAAATAATCTACATATACCCTGCATTTATCCTGGAACTTTAATAATTCATTAGCGTAATTTTCTATTCTCCATAAGCATATAGGGGTATTTAATGTTGGTATATAACAAATTTTAATCAAAATGATTCTCCAAAATATGTTTTGTTTTTTCTGAAAAATCTTCTTTATTATTTTCTATAAAGCTTTTAAATAATATGTCAATTTCTAACCCACAATGTAAACATAAATTAAATTCAGTATTTATAATTTTAAAATTAATATTTGCTTCTTCCTTAGATAATGATTCATTAGAGCATTTATCGCAAATATATTTAATCATTTGGTTGCAACAATTCCTATCCATCGAGCTTCATCAATAGGTAGTTTATTTTGCACGCTATACCATCTTGAATACGGAATATCCCACATCTTAATATTTTCTGGTTTAAAATATTTTGCTAGTAAATTAAAAATGGATTCTTTTGTGAAGTTTTGCTGGTGAAAATCTCCAAGCTTTTCTCTCTGGTTAAAAGGGACTGTAACAATATAATTACCGCCTTTAGATAGTACCCTGAAAGCCTCTTTTACCGCTATTTCAGGGTCAAATAGATGTTCTAAAACCTCAGTACAAATAACCGTACCGAAAGCGTTTTTATTAAATTTAGACAGGTCTTCCGCACTCCCGACCGAAGCGAATATTCCACGCTTTTTGGCTTTTTCAACTAATTCAGGGACAATATCAATTCCTTGACACTGATATTTATCTTTAAAATGAATTAATGTAGTTCCACCATTACAACCAACATCTAGTATAGGTTTATCTCTCGCAATATGCTCTCGGATAAAAGTAAACCTATTCCAGTCGTGGCTGTTTTCTGTTAACATTTCTTTTTCAATGCCATCGGAATGATAATTTTCAATGTGATACTTTTGTGCTTCTTCTGTTGAATTAAATCTCATTTATTACCCTTTAAAAACATTCTAATTATTTTATTTTGATTACTTTTTAAATAATAATTTTCTATTTTACTTTTAATTTCCCCTAGTTCTTTTTGTTTTAGTTCTATCATTTTATTTAATTCATCTAAATTTTTCTTTGTTATTTTTTCTTCTTTATCGTACTTGTTGGCATATTTTTGACGTATTTTATAAATTACTTTGCTTGGTAATTGTCTTGTAAACTGTTGCATTCCCAAATATCTTTCGCCAGTATTACCCATAGGCGTTTCATACTTCTGAAAATATGGTTGTGTAAAAGTCTTGTTTTCACCAGGCATAACCGTTACAAATTCAGCTTCTTTTGGTAATGGTCTATCTATTTCTTGCTCAATATAAACGTAACTATCTAAATTTACTTTTTTATTTTTTTTAATTTTTTTGGTTTTCATTGTTAATCCTTATTTACTTTTTTTTATTTTACAATTATTACTATTTCTTTTTCCCGCCTTTGCCGCATTTATTAACCATAAATCACCTTCTTTATTTTAATATTTAAATTATATCAATATTATACTTTTTATACATTTCAAGTTTTAACTCTTTTGATTTAGTCATATCTCTATTACTTTTATTTTCATATTTCAGCATTATGGGGTCTTGGCAACCGCCAATTTTTGCACCAGAAAGCCCGATATCTAATAAATAAAACTCATATAAATCGGTTTCTATGCTTTGCTCATAATATTTAAACTTCTTCGCTATTTCTGCCTTAATTGATACAGTCGGGTGTGAGATTGGGCATTTACTTTTTAAATTCCAGCTGTAGGCTTCCTGAGTATACATAGCAAGCGGATTTACATCATCTTTTAAGTGTAAAGAGCAATGCAATAAATCTAAGTCTTTATCCAATGTAAACGCTTCCTTAATTACATGACATCTAAATTTATAGTATTCGTCAGCGTCACAAACTGAAATTATTTCTCCACTAGCTAAATTATTTAAATAGTTCCTGCAATATGCCGCACCTTTTCTTTTCTTATTAAAGAAAATTCCAACTTCATTATTAGACCACCCAAGTTTTGCATTATGTTCATTAATAATAGGCAAATAATGTTTTAATACTTCATTTGTCCAATCTGTACTTCCATCATCATAAATTAATATTTCCCCTGGTATTTCTTGCGCCAATAGGCTATCAATAGATTTTGAAATTAATACTTCTTCATTAAATACCGGTAAACAATAAGTTATTTTCATTCAATCGCCCCTTTTATTTCTAGCCAGTCTTTTTTTGTTCTTATTGATTCATTAATCTGATCTACATTTTCCATTAAAGTTAAATCTGCGCTTATACTCTTAGCTTCTTGAATTATTGTTTTAATGTCCTTAGGAATGCACTTACCACCATAGCCTATATCTCCATCATGGCCAGGAACTCTGTATTTTGTAGGCGAAATCCCCATTCTTTCATCTAAATAAAAAACGTCCATTAAGTTATTAAATCCTTGATGATCACCTTCACAACCAAAAAATTTATCATAATATTTTTTAAACTGATTATTAAATATATTTTTTAATCCTAGAAAACTATTTTCCATATACTTAATTAATGCCGCTTCTTCTGCTCTACAAATACCAATTTTACAAGTTTTATTACAAATACTAAATTGATTAAAGAGTTTTACGACTTGTTCACAAATCAATTTATTTCCACCTAATATCATAACTTTTTGGTTAACAAAATCGTGATAATGTGTCTTTTCAGCTAAATATTCGGGTGAAATTACTAATTCAATATTTTTAAGATTTCTTACCCAATATTTAACAACTCTAGGCACTATCGCCGATTTAACAATAATAATCGGGTTTATTTCTCTATTTTTAGCTATTAAATTTATTTCTATCATAACTTTATCAATACAATCTGTTTTAGTTATATTATCTTTCAAACTAAACGGAGTTGGAATACTTACGAAAATAAAATCACAACCCATGACAACTTCAGAAAGGGGATTTCGGTTTAATTCTGGGTTAATATCATGAATAAATATATTGCAATGGCGAGAAAACCCCAGTTCAACTGATTTCCCTACTATTCCATAACCAATTATTCCGACATTTGGCTTAATCATTTAATACCTCATAAATACGATTTTTATATTTATTCACATCTAATAATTTAGAATAATATTTAAAGACTTCTTTCTGCCAAATATTTATTTCATTTAATGGTTTGCCTTCCCATTCTTCTTTAATTGCTCTAATTTTATCAATCATTTCTTTTTTAGCTCTATAAAAACCAACTTTATTTTTAAGCGGCTCTTCAAAACTTAGCTTGTCTGCAAACATCATTTCTACGTCCGGACAGCTAACAAGTGTTGGCCTGCCCGATAACATAAATTGGATTGGCAACTGAGGGAATCCGTCATGGATTGTAGCCCTTAAGTACATAGAGCACGAAGAAATAAATTCAGACATCTTATCTTCGGGAATATTTCCGCAATATTCTATGTTGCCTTTAATCGCTTTCATCTTTCCGCCAAAGAATTTAAATTTAATAAATGGTAATGCCCTTGCAACTTCTACTATTAAAGGTAAATTACTTATACCGTTCGCCCCATTTAGTAAGTGGGCGTGGTTGCTGTCGCTGTAATATATCGCTACGCTAAACTCTTTTGGGTATGCTGTCGGTTTATATCTTTCGATTTTATAGATTGGTGTAAATAATAATTCGGCTTCAATTCCGCATTTAACAAGCTCTTTTACTAATCTTGAGCTATTAGCAAATAACTTAGCTTTATTAGCCTTAAAAACCTCTTTTATAACCTCTAATTGTTCTATGGGGTGTTTGCTTATTAAGTCAAATACGTCTGTTCCGATAAAGTGAATTATCTTTTTTCCTACACAAATAGATAAATGATTTTGTAATGCGTCCAAAGTTGAGTTATAACAACCGACTAAATAAGTTCCTTTCCAATTATCAAATTGATATTGTATTGGATAAACTGCGGATCTACTATTCAAGTTACTTCCAACATAGTCTGCGCCCAACATCTTTGCCCTTTGGATTGCTTGTAGTGGAGCCCCAAGAGTTGTTACAACTAACGACTTATCTTCAATCCCATGCTCTGATCTAAATATTTTAGCCTTTTCAGCCAAGGTTAAACCCTGAGAACCAGAAACGCTTGTTTCTGTTGGTAGTGGGGTTGAGAATATAAATTCATTTATCCATTTCCCTTGTGATCCGGCTTTTACCATACGATAAAATAATGACCAATCCTGAAAGAATTTCTGTCCGTCAATAAAACCTTTAACTTTATCAAATGCAGTCCTTCTTAATGGGCTCATTGTACAAATATAATTCATTGTTTCTAGTAAATACGGGTCAAATGGTTTTGAAATAAACTCGCTGTTTTTTTCTATAAATCTATAATTACCATAAACAAAATCAATGTCCTGATTGTCATCTAGTTGTTCCACACATTCTCTTAACATTCCAGGGTAAAGATAGCAATCAGCATCTAAAAATAAAATATATTCTGCTTTCCCTAAATTAGCCCCATAATTACGGGCGTAACTAGCTCCCATATTCTTACCATACGAAGCTATTACACAATCTAAATCGCTATTTTTGGCGGCCTTTGAAATAATCTTTTCTGGGTTTTTAGCGTTGTTTTCATCATTAACAATGATTACTTGGTAATCCTTAAAATCTTGTTGTTTTATATGATATAAACATTTGGAAATAGTATCTTTATTTTTAAAATATGGAATAACAATGCTTATCTTTGGCTTCATTCAATTTTTACCTTTCCGATATTATTTTCGTTTTCTTCATCTTCTTTTAACG